ACTTCTTGCATCAGTGGCGGCTCTTACCGCAAGCGGTACGCAGACAAGCGCGAGTATGACGGGGCTAAAAGCGGCACTATCCAATATTATTAAACCGTCTAAAGATGCGTTTGACACTGCCGCAGAACTCGGGCTGTCGTTCAATCAAGCACATTTGGAAGCTGTAGGATGGGCGCAGTTCCTAGACGAAATAAAGGAAGCCACGAACGGCAACATTGAAACGATGGGCAAGCTATTTGGCAGCACAGAAGCCCTCAATGTCGTGCTATCTCTAACGGGGAACGGAGCAGATAAATTTCGTGAAGCATTAGATGGGATGGCAAACAGTATAGGTGCGACAGATGATGCAGTCAAAAAGCTGGATGCAACCCCTGCGGCACAGCTTGAAGAAGCCGTGAACCAGTTAAAAAATGCGTCGATGGAGCTGTCAGAAGGGCTAACTCCGCTCATCAGCAGAATGTCAACCATGACAAAAGCGTTTGCGCAGTGGCTCAAAAATCTTTCCCCTGCACAGCGTGAATTACTATTTGGCATCGCTCAATTCATTGTCCTTGGCGGTGTCGGATTGACTGTTGTCGGTAAAGCAATCACCTTATTCGGTGGATGGTATGGGACTGTTGTAAAGGCAAGCAGCGCAATCGCGCGAGCCGGAAGTGTCACAGGAGCGTTAGCGGCCAAATTCCCATTCCTGCAAACTGTTGTTACGAATGTAATGCGTGGGTTTCGTTCTTTTGGAGGGCTTATCGCAAGATTAGGCGGTCATTTTATTAATGCGTTTACAACGATTGGACGCGCTGTTTTAGGTCTACGAAATCCGTTTATGGTTATTCGTGCGCTGATGGCAACCAACCCAATTGGATTGGCACTATTGGCTCTGACTGTAATTATTCCGTTTGTCATCTCACATTTTAGCGAATTTAAGCAAGTGGTTCTGACCGTTTTTAACCATCTAAAAGAAACGGTGGGCACCGTACTGGATCGCATCAAAGCTAAGTTTCAAACAGTTTTTGAAAAGTTACAAGCCGTTGGAGATAAATTTATGGATGCCTATGAACAAATCATGAATGCGTTTGGTGTAACGACAGACGCGAGTGGGAGCAGGGTATCAGCCATACTTAATACGCTAGGTTCTGTATTTGAATTTGTATTTGATATGATCGCCATTTCTATTGGCGGGTTCTTGTCTGTATTCGCTGATGTCATAGGAACAGTCATAGACGTAGCGGGAGACCTTATTTCATTCATTGCGAACGTATTTACTGGAAACTGGGAAGGGGCATGGAACAACATTAAAGATATATTCGGGCATGTAGTTGATGGCATAAAGAACGTATTTTCAGATATGATTGAAAGCATGTCCAGTGGTTTAGACTATATTTTGGGAAAAGCAGGAGATGCTAAAGCCGCAAGCGCTGAAGCAGGTGTTGGGAGTGAAGATATAGGAGAACATTGGTCGGGGGCAAGTTGGTTTTCGGGCGGGAAAACATGGGTACACGAACAAGGGCCGGAGCTTATCAATCTGCCGACTGGTACGCAGATCGTACCACACAGTGAGAGCCTTAAGCAGCAATTCCGAAAGGGATATGAAGAAGGATTATCTGCGCAGCAAAGACAAGGAGGAACAAGTATAAATATTGCAAAACTTGCTGATTCTATTGTGGTACGTGAAAGAGAAGATATTGACGAACTTGCCAGACGCATCGTATTTAACATACAACAATACAGTATAAATAATAGAGTTGGTGCGGTGTGAATAAAAAGTAATTTCATACTAATGGCGTTATTTAATTTGGAGATAAAGATATGGCGAATATTTTCAACCCATCAGCAATACAACAGATAGGGGCGGCTCTATCTCGCAGCTTTCTCAATAAAACAGGTGTTATAACCCTATCCTGCACTGATGAAATACTTGTATTTCCTGTTGTTCCATCTGAATTTGGTGTTTCTGTCCAGAACAACAACGAAGCGGTGAATATTGTGAATGCTGGGGATTATGCAATGCTCGGAAAGACCGGATTAAAGCATATTACCATCAATTCATTCTTTCCGGCACAGCGATACAATTTTTCAAGCGGCGATGCAGATCCGTACGAACTTGTGGAACGAATAGAAAAGTGGCGTATAGGTACAATGCCGCTCAATATCTCAGTAGAAGATTCACCAATCAATTTTGACGGCCTTATAGATTCGTTCAGCTATAAAGAGCAGGATGGAAGCAATGATGTATATTTTTCTCTTTCACTAATAGAGTATCGACATATCATTGATATGCTGGAGGATAAAGATACAGGGTTAAAAAGCCGTCAGTCTACATGGCAGAAGATCGGCAATGATGTAGCAGTCAGCATATCAAAAGGACAGCCAATCATGGCAGCGATCAAAAAAGCCATTAAAAAAAGTGCTAAGAGTAGTGGGAGTGGGTACCTCGTTGATTACAAGAGAATAATAAAGAATGGAGGATTATCCGCAGGAGACATATTGATTATGAGCACAAAAGGAACCAGTGTAAACGGAAAAAATATAGGGTGATTGATATGTTTGAACTAAAAAATGCAACCAAAAGCCAAGATATAACACCATATGTAACAGAAATGAAATGGAGTGGAGATTTAGGGCAATCGGGGCGGCGCTTAAATTTTACGATTGCCTACACGACAGCACAAAAAGATAAGATATGGGCAAATATCAACATAGATTTAGGGGATCGAATCGAACTATATTATCTCAATAACGCTACTATGGAACAGTATAAGATATTTTTAGGAAAGGTATTTTTGCAGTCGAGGAACAGCGAATCATGTACAATGGAATTTGTTGCTTATGACAATCTAATTTATCTGGCAAAAAGTAAAATGACCTATAAATTTGAGGATGTCTTAATTGCAGATGCAATAAAAACTGTCTGTAATGTTTTAGGTGTGTCGATAGGAGAGTTTTGTGAGGATTGCTTAAAATATAAAATTAGCTGTATTGCAGATGGGATGACGGGTTCAGAAATCATAAAAAAATGTCTTGATACCCTAAAAGCATGGACTGGGTGGAAATATCATTGCTACGTAGCAGATAAAAACGGGAAGCAACTGCTTCACATTGTTCGTATGGATACCGTTATTACTGATTTTCGTATCACAGATACATTTAACCTTACGGCGGCTTCTCATGCAGTTTCGATAGAGGATATGAGAAATCAGATCTGCATCGTAGACGAACATGGGAATATCACAGGGTACCTAAAAAATGAGGAAGATATACAAAAATATGGTCTACTGCAAGACATTTATAAAGTAGATGCAAAGCAAAATACACAAACCATGGCTAATAGTATGCTTCGTCACATAGAAGAAACATCGAAAGTATCAGCGATAGGAAACTATCAATGTATTAGCGGGTTCGCTGTCGAAGTGCAAGAGGAGCAAATCAAAGGGAAATTCCTTATTGAATCAGATATACACAGCATTGCGAACAATGTGCATACAATGGAACTCACTTTGAGTTATATTGTTGACCCTGATAATACGGTAGGAATATCAAGTGAAGGGAATACAAATCCAACACCACAAACAAAGAAAGGCGGCTCTCCGGCACAGGTATCAAGGAATTTCGATACAGGAGTAAAAGCGTGGCAGGGGGCAACCATGGACAACCATCAAAATGGGTGCGTGGAAGCTGTCACAAAGTTCGGCAGTTATTATTCGCCATTCCTTGCGGCAGAGTGCCGGAAAGGAACTGTTTCCGTTGATACATTGGTAGCCAATGCGGGAAGTAACGTAATACTATTTGATGCGAATAAACTAAAAAAGGGGGATATTATCGTATACAACGGTAATAGACATGTAGTTGCATATGATGGAAATGGCGGATATGTTGGAAATTCATCCAGTAAAGATATGATTGTGCATGGAAAAAATTATGAACAGATGTCAGGGCTTTATCCAGTGTCGATTATTCGCACGAGCCAGTTCTAAAAGGAGAAAAATAACGTAATATTTATAGGAGAGGGGATCGTGAAATGCGTATCCCCTTTTTATGTGGCAACGAGAGGCAGAGCAGATGAATGAAAACCCATATCAAAATTTATTAAACATAATACGCGGTGTAAGTATTGAAAGCAACTCTCCGGTACTTGTCATTGGAAAAGTCATACAAGATTTACCGAACCTTAAAATACAGTATAACGGCATCATTCTGGATAAGCATGATCTATGGATCAACGATTATTTACTCAAAAACCATACGCGAACACATAAGGGGCATATAGTTAGCGCGACACAATATAGAGCAGGAGGGGGCGGAGATGCAGAATTTGCATCACATAACCATGATATACACAATGATTATACGGATGTAGAGACAACAACCGATTCAGATTTGAAAGTTGGATTCTATGTTGCAATGTTTCCTCTGCAAGATTCAACAGATGGAACTAAACAGAAATATGTTGTACTGTGCCATATATCAAAAGGATGGGCGTTATAAATGGGAATGAATTACTTAGATTGGATTGAGTTAATAGAAGCATACTATCAGTCAATTATGGGACTAAACCAAAATATAAAGCGGTGACACAGCATGAATCCCTTTATTAAGATGGAATCTCAAACATCCAATATGGACGATTTACTTCCACCACTAAAAGAATATGCTTGGGATTTCGTACACAATAAATTCAGATATAGAACAGATGGAATAATTCAAATAGTAGAAGAAAATGAAGCCCTAAAAATATGGATATATAAGGCGCTAAAAACAGAAAGATACAGATATGAAGCCTATTTACATGGAGTTTATAATTTAGATTCAAATTATGGGATAGAACTTGAAAAATATATAGGTGTATATCCAAATAACAGTAGAACAGCAACAATTATTGAGCAGAGAATACGAGAATGTCTTTCGATCAATCCTTATATCAAAAACATAAATTACATTAGGATTGATGATATGCGAAAAGACAACTTAATCATTTCATTGGGGTTAACTTCAATATATGGAAATTTAGAACAAATATATAAATTGTAAAGAAGGTGAAACGATGGCTTTTGAAATGCAATATAAAGATATGATACAGCAACGAATGAAGGAACAGTTTGGGAAAATATCAGATAAAGCAGACTATGAAGGATCTTTTTCAAGAGATATTATTAACGCAAATTCCGTTGAGTTTGAAAATGCCTATGCTGAAATGTCGTTAATGATAGACGCGGCGTTTGCTAATACATCATGGGGCACATACTTAACGGCACGCTGCGCAGAGTTTGGCGTAGATCGTAAAAAGGCAGTAAAAGCAAAAGGAGAGGTTCTATTTACGGGCGGGCAAGGTGTTTTTATTCCGGCTCGCAGCCTTGTATCAGTAAAAAATGGCGTACAGTTTACAACGGACAGCGATGTGATTTTAGATGGAGCGGGAAATGGACAAGTAACGATTACTTGTACAGAAAGCGGTGTAAAAGGCAATGTACAAGCACATACGATTACAAACCTTCCAGTTTCCATTAGTGGAGTAACAGCCGTGGACAATAAAAAAGCGACACAGGACGGCGCGGATGAGGAAACAGATGCCGAACTATTCAAACGTTATAGTGTCATTGTCCGTACTCCTGCAACAAGTGGGAATAAATATCATTACTATAATTGGGCAATGTCAATTTCGGGGATTGGCGGATGTCGTGTTGTTCCGCTATGGAAAGGAGCAGGAACAGTAAAAATCATCATTGTCAATGCTGAAATGCAGTCGGCGGGGAATGACCTTGTAAAAGCCGTCAAAGACTATATCGAATCTGTACGCCCGATTGGGGCTGATGTAACAGTTGTTTCTCCTGCACCAAAGAAGATCAATATCACAGTAGATGTATTAGGCAAAGTGGACAAGGCAGAATTCAAAGCGGCAATCAATAAATACATCTCATCCAAAAATTTAGATATGCGCTATATATCATCAGCTCAAATTGGAAAGTTATTGATGGAACAAAATATTACAGATTATCGGAATCTAAAACTCAATGGTTCAGATAAAGCAACAGCAACAGATGCAGAATTGCTTTCTGTTGGTGATATTACAGTTCATGAATTTACAGATTTTGATTAGGGATTAGGTGATGTGAGATGGATTTTATCAGAGAAGAAGATATAAGTTTAGCGGAATATTTACCTATGTTCATTACGAACGATGCAGAGATACAAACATTACTCTCTACGGAATCGAAAGAGCATAATCGCCAAAGGAAAGTATTGATTGATATACTTAAACAGTTTTTCATATCTTCGGCAACATGGGGGCTTGACGCATGGGAAAAAGTTTTTGCTATCTACTCAAAACCAAATGAAAGCTATGAATTGCGCAGAGCGAAAATATATACAAAGTTACAAAGCAAACAAATATCCACTGTAAAATTTTTAACTCATTTAGCAAAACAGTTTTTTCCACGTCAGGCAACTGTAGAGATAAAAGAGAAAAATCCACAAAACCTATTTTATTTAATCGCGAATTGTACGGCACTCGATGGAGACTATTTTTCTTTACGTGATGCGATAGAGATCTATAAACCGGCACATCTTGCAATGATTGTACAGCACTATTTAGATGCCATAGGAGGGATTCGATTCGGCGGAATAATTCAACAAGCAAATGTGATTCACCTGATACAGGATGGAGCACAGAGCAAATACAACGGAGAATTAGGGTTGAAATAACAAGAGGGGTCAACATATGGCGAAATATCCAAACGTGAAATTAACACAAAAAGGCTTAGATATGGCGATTAGTGCCGATAAGTCAAAAAAAGTGATCTATACCCATATTGGCATCGGCGATGGTAAACTCGGTGAAAATGAAAATATTTTGATGTTAACGGAAATGAAAAGCAGAAAAATATTTGCAAACATTACGGACATCAACAATGACAGTAAAAATCAAGTGACCCTTGAAACCATTGTCAGTAACAAAGTAGTCGATCAAGAGTTTTACGCGAGGGAAATCGGCATCTATGCGAAATTTGGCAATAATGGGCAAGAAGTGCTGTATGCGTATGCCAATGCGGGCGATAAAGCGGATCATATGCCGTCGAAAGAACAGCCACTTGATGAACTCAAGCTAAAAATAACGCTCATTGTTGGTAATGTGGACAATGTCACTGCCATTATCAATTCCTCAATTATTTTTATCACCTTGGCAGATTGTCGCAGAGAGATCGCAAGACATAATGCTGATCCAACAGCACATGGCGATTTTGCACGGAAGAAAGACTATTACACAAAACTTGAAACAGATGCAAAGCTAAACGGCAAAGCAAATACAAACCACGGGTTACATGTTCCTACAAAAGAGCAAGCGAATAATGCTAGATTTTTGAGAAATGATAATACATGGCAAAATGTAACACCACAGAATATTGGAGCCCCAACGAAAACAGGCATAGGAGCAACAGGAACATGGGGAATAAACATCAGTGGCAAAGCAAATACCGCAGGCGTTGCGGATGGTGCAAATGTACTGCATGGAGATAAATCTTTAACCAATCAAATCCATCTGGAAAACAATGAACAAAACAAATGGATTCCTGTTATTGTTGGAGATAGTTTTCAGCACACTCTACGCGAAAAAATAAAAGTAGGGGCAGCAGGTATTGCAGATGTAGCAAATGCTGTTGAGTGGAATAACATCAGAAATAGACCGTCTGCATATACGCCTATAAGTCATAACCATGACAATCTATATCCATCGCTCCATGGCGCAAGGGCAACAGGTACATGGAATATAAACATCAGTGGCAAAGCGAATACCGCAGGCGTTGCGGATAATGCCCATATTGCCGAACGTGTAGGGAATGACGTTAAAAATATGCGGTTTCATTGGAAAGGTCAAAATGGACAGCCAACATGGTTATGGGGCGGCAATGACAGCGAAAATATGTATGTCTACAACCCCGTAAATTTCAATGTGAATAATGCAAGAAAATTCGAAGGACGAACATTTGCACAAGCAAAAAGCGAAATACAAACGCAAATTTCTGTATTAACAGGTACAATTGCGCATGGTGGAACAATACCATTGCCCAATGGATATACAGAAGCACAATGCAAGTGGTTCGTGTCAATGAAAGACGA